TTTCAAATACAGGAAATCCATAAGAATCAATGTAGCCTTCGTAGTTCCATTCCATAGGAATGAACAAGCTATAGAGTCCCGAACGAGTCTGTCCATTTGCATTTCTTTTTGTTGCGTCGGAGTCATAATATAGTTTTTTAAAGTTCTCACCACCCTTATCTAAAGCATTTGATGTTGAACCCATCATACACTTACCTATAATTTTTGAACCTAATCTCAAACAGGTTTTTGTAACCCTCCAGTTATTTAATATGTTTGTAGGTCTTTCCCATTTACCACTTTCATCGTGAACTAATAGTTTTAATTTTTCACCGTCGTACGAGTTGTCCCCGGTGTTCTTCCAGTCGATCGTGGTATCGAGACCGGTAATCTCTTGGATCTTTTCGTTCGTATCAAGCTTTTTTCTCGTAAATTTGGACGCCGGGACTCTATAGGCGAGTTCTGTTTTTGGCCTATCCATACCGTCCTGGATTGGTTTGAAGAAGAACGGGTAATTAACCGAGATGGGTACAACTTTATCTGTGAACATCTTCTTTGCATCTGGACCAGACTTTGATAAAATGCCGAATCTGGAGTCTGTTGATATTGTAGCTTGATTAACCGTTTCGCCTGAGGCCATGAAAGAAAACCCTGACCGTCTGTTCTTAAGATAGCACATTCCGTAACAACGAACATCTGATTTACAAGCTTCCCAGAATATAAAGAATAATCTGTTTGATTCCCTAAAGTCTGCTGCCCCAACATCAATCTTGGACCACTGCAAGTACATGTAGTGAGTACCAGTAATATAAGAAGGCTTGTCTTTATTAAAAAACCAAAAACCTTCTTCACGCCTTTTAAATTCTGTATCAATATAGTCATACCACTTTTCTTTAAATTGTGAAGGGTATTCATCCCAATCAAATACCGATTTTATTTTTGAAAGCTCTTTTGGGTATCCCATGTGTTTCCACTTGTCTCCTTCAAATTTAACAACATCATCTTTTTTTGGCAATGCTATTTTTACTCCTTGTATTTCGTAAATCTCTCCTATCTGTCCAGTTCTACTAATTACAACTACATCATGTTCTTCGTTATAGCCGTACTCCCATTTCTTATACCTGTTTAACCTTTTTAATATCTTAGGTTTAATATAGTCTTTTAATACTGCTACTAAGGTTTGTTCGTACATTATCTAGATCTTCCTTCTGCAAAACCCCTAAAAGCTTTTTCTTCCTTAGCTTCTTTTGGGTTTTCATTTAATCTTTCATCTTCCTCTTCTATTCTAGCAAGTATTTCAAAAGCATCGAATATAGCTAATTTTTTAGTTGCGGCAGCATTTTTAAGTCTGTCAGCTGATAAATCATCTTCTGAGTCAACGATCTTTTCTTCTGCCACTTTAATTAACTCCTTAACTGCTTTTTGCCCAGCTAGGATTATACTCTTCTTGGTATCTTTTGTGTTCATACTTAATTACAATATCATTAGATTTCATACAATAAACTCTTTGATCATCTATTATAAAATCCCATTCACGACCAGGCGTAAACCCTACCGTGTCTCCTGGATTGATATTAAGCGCTTTTAAAGAACTATTACCTATTTTTAATATACCAATAAGTTCTTGTTCTTTTTGTGATCTTAAAGTGTCCTTGTTTTTTAAAGGCATTACAAAACATCTGTCTCCAAATGATTTCCAATCCCCTGTATTTTTATACAAATATATTTGATCTGCTGAACAAAAGTGTAAGTCATCTTTAAAATGAGATCTACTTCTCTTCTTATTACCTCGGATATCATAAAAAACTCTAAATACATTATGATGTATTATTATGATGTCTCCTTTTTTTATACTTGTTTTAAAAGCTTTTGGCGTTTCAACTACTATAGCTAAATTGTTTACAGACTTAAAGTCTTCAATTTTAGTATTTAGTATTAATGTAACGTTGCCTAGCTTTATTTTGTTATCGTATCTATCGCCAATAGGCTTGACAATAAAATCGTATAGACTTCTCATTTAATATTCTAAATCATACTCAACGGATATTGCCATGTTAGAGTTAAACTTCTTCCATGGCATCACCTCATTTCCTTTCTTTATGTAAATACTGTAAGAATTAGATTGCGTATCGTGTAATATGCAATCTATAGTATGCCCACCATAAACGCCTTGCCCTACTGAATAGTGCATAGCGTCATTCTTATAGTCAGAACCTATACTTATTTTTCTTACAACAGAGCTCATTATTCTGCTATTTCAAGAGTTTTTGTTTCTACTTGCTTAGCCTGTTCATAAGTACCATCAACCAAGTTTACAGTAATGTCACCATATTCTTTTCTGATTGAAGCTTTGATACCGTCTAATTCTTTTGCAGCTTCAAAATGTGCTGCTAGGTATTCTGCTTTTCTTGCCTCTAAAAATCCTACCTCTGTAAGTATAGAATTCATTTTTCCTGTTGCGTCTTTAATAGACTTTAATTGTTCGTTTGTTAATTTTCCCATTTTATTTAATTTAATTTATACCTATATAATCACCTACGCTTAGGTTATTTTACATTTTATTTTTTTTATTTATATTATGCAAAATAAAGTTTGTGTTTTTTTAATTTATTTTCTACTAGCTTTTCAATATGTTCTTCTCTTTTTGATGTAGATATTAAATGTGTATAACCATATTTCGCAGCATCTTCATCACTAATCCAATCTTGCGATGAAATAGTTTCAACTTTAAAATTATAATATTTACATAAATTATATATTAAAAATTGTTCAAAAAATATAGGTTTTAAATGTCCGTGGCATTTATTTTTTTTGATGTAATCTATCGCTAAATTGTACCATTTATCTAATATAGATAAATCATTAAAACATATTATACCACAGTTATACGCCCTTAATTTATCTAAATCACAATATTTATTTAATTTATAATTATTTATTTTTGCATCATCCATTAATGGTCTATAAAATCCATTGAAATTTCCATCTGATTCTATACTCTGAAAACAAGCTGGGGCATTTAATAATTTAATTGGTGGTTTTTTAAACCAAATAACATCAAAATCCTGGTGCATAAAAGGTTCATCTTGAATTTTACAAGCGTATAACTTTCCTATTGACCAATTCTCTTTTGGTATGTTATTTAAACAATCAAGCTCAACCTTAACGTCTGTAAATGGCAAATTTAACTCTTCAATTAAAAATTTATAACCTTCTTTATCTGTAACAAGTTCTACTTTATCAAACCATTTTTTGCTATTTAAAACAGATAACTCAGCGCAATTTGCAAATGATTGCTTAGAGTTAAATCCAACAAATTTATCATTCATTGGCTTTGACCATTGACTATAAACTACTTTGTTCATTGATTCAAATTATTTAATCCTATACCAGAGCCACTATAATAACTTTGTTCTTTTATTGTTTTTTTATTAATTGAAAATATTAATTTTAAAAACCTACACACAAGATTAATTAATATGTTTTTTATTCTATTCATCTTTGAATATATTATTTATTTTTAATATCAAAAATTTGGTTTAGGTAAAGTCCAAGAAGTTGCATTAGAACTAAAATCAATAAATCTAGTAGTCACATTACTCACATCCCAAGAACTTAAATCTTGATTAAAAGAAGTTGCGTATAAAAACATTTCATTCATACGAGTTACACTACTAACATCCCAAGAACTAATATCTTGATTAAAAGATGTTGCGTATGAAAACATATTTTCCGTATCTGTAACATTACTTACATCCCAAGAACTAATATCTTGATTAAAAGAAAAAGCTCCGTTAAACATACCTCTCGTCGTAGTCACATTACTCAAATTCCAAGAATTAATATCTTGATTGAAATTACTGGCATAAGCAAACATCTCATACATATAAATCACACTACTCACATCCCAAGAACCAATATCTTGATTGAAAGTGTTCGCAGACATAAACATATCACCCATATTAGTCACGCTACTAACATCCCAAGAACTAATATCTTGATTAAAAGCTCGTGCTGTTTTAAACATCTGATACATACTAGTTACATTACTCACATCCCAACTACTTATATCTTGATTAAAAGAATAAGCTGTTCTAAACATAGAATTCATAATAATCACACTACTAACATCCCAAGAACTTATATCTTGATTAAAATACACTGCCCTATAGAACATTTCCCCCATATCAGTAACATTACTTACATCCCAATTACTAATATCTGAATTAAAATTAGTTTGAAAAAACAACCTATACATATTAGTTACATTACTCACGTCCCATAGCTCTACATCTTCAAGTAGTCCATTTTCGTAATCTAAAATAGCCTGTCTAATATTGCTATTATTTAAAATAGGTAAACCTTCGTTATTAAGTTCCAGATTGCTTTCACCAATACCAGTATTACCATTACTACTTGTATAATAATAGCTAGCTGATTTACCAGCAATCCTATTAGCCGCTGTAGCAGCATTAGATGCGCTAACGCCTATACCTATACCTAGACTAAGCCCCATATTATTTTACAGCTATAATATCCGATACAGTAGTGTTAGCTCCTGATATGATAGAGCTTACTATAACAGGTAAAAAAGATCCATTAGGTATGTTTTTAAACACCACTGAAGATGAGCTACCTACAAGAACTACTTCTATGTCACCACCTGTTCCAATATAAAGCGCACTGCTCTCTACATTTGTTGTACCAACTATTACAGTTTCTGCTGAGGTGGCGAAATCTGGTTGATTTGCGTATTGTCCCATTTTTTATTTTTTATTTATTTTTATTGAATAGTGGCCCTAATTTGTCCACAATTTTTTCACCACTTCTACCTATTACATAACCTCCAATACCTATTTCTAGCAATTGCCAGAATTGAGGCTCTAATGTAGGTGTTACTAAATGTACAGATAACTGTGATATGAATTTTGTATATATTATTATAAAACCAAACGAAAGCATTAGTATAGGTCTCCAGCTTCTTTGCAGCCAATTACCTTTAGCTTCTGCTACAATAATCTCAGTCTGCATTTTCTGCAGCTCTAGTTGAGCATCTTGTAGTACTTTGAATATTTCATTCCTAGCATTCAATCTTTCTTCTTCGCTGGTAAATAGGTTGTCAACCACATCGCCAACTTGCTTAAAGACCTTAGTACTGAAAAATTCTAATATTTTCTTCATTACTTTCTTTCAAAAATATTACCAGCGCTATCGTAGTCGTATTTTATTTTTTGTGGGTTAATTGGAGCTGTATATCCTCTACCTATCGATCGTGAGTATCTTTGTGCGTCTCTTCTAGAGGTTTTATAAACCGTAGATCTATTTCCTTTTCTACTAAGAACAGCACCTGTTTCTGGATTTATAGCAACAACCTTATGGCCTACTCCGAACTTATCTCCTATTTTTACAGATCTAGTATCTAAATCACGTTGCTTATGCTCTGCTTTTATCTTTTTTTGAGCCTTAGCGTTAATGGTATTAAACGCTTCTGCTTCAACACTATTACCTTTCATTTTATCGGCATCACCAAGAGGCTGGTAGCCTGGTAAGCTAGGTTTTTTACTAGATTTAGTTGCTTTAGGATTACTAGGTCCAGTGGGATCATCACTAGTTAGGTATATAGGCCCTGTCTTGTAAAAAGGTGGTTTTGATTCGTTTTTTAATTTTGCCATTTTTTAGTTTGTTTATGAATTTTTATATGCCTCAGCTTCCCAAGGTAAGTTTTTAGCTCCTTCTTTCATTTGAGCTCTTGAATATTTTTTACCTTTCCAATACACATTATTATCGTCGTAATCTAAATCGCCACGCTTCATTTGGCATATATGCACCATTTCGTGTTTTATAACACTGTTTAATTTAGTCGGGGATAAATTGTCGTTTACAATAATAGTACCATTATTATTAGCTTTTCCTAAAACTCCGTCTTCCATATTTACGCTATAAATAGGTGTGTTATCTATAGCGTATGGAGGATTTTGTAATTTAAAAGCCATTAACTTACTTTTTACAGTGCTTAGACATCCAAGAACCTTTCATAGCTAATGGAGATTTACCTAATTGAGACCCATATCCTTTGTTAAGGTTTTTAATAGCGGATCCTTTTTCTGCAATAGGATTGTCTTTAATTAAGTTTTTCTTTTCTTGCTTGTTGTAATTTTTCATTTTTATATAT